CTGAAGCAGCGCCTGAACGCGAGATAATCCGCATCAGGGAACTTCAGCCCAATCTTAACAAGGTGCGCTATCACCAGAAATTCGATGAGCTATTGAAACGCCCGGCCAGCAAGGTAGATAGACCGTTCGACTTCACGGAGAGTTTCAACGACCAGGTCCAAGACTTCCAGCGCCAACTAATCCGTGCCGCGCTGACTGAGTCACACGGCGTCCGAACTAAAGCCGCAAGCCTCTTGAAGATGACTTATCGGCAGTTCCGGCACCTCTCAGCCAAACTGAAGCCTTGACCGTCCGCCCCTACGCAAACAAAAGACTTACTCTCACCGCATGGACACTTTCTGTCTCTCCCGCCGTTCAGCCCTCAACTGTGTACTTTTAGACACACCTCACTGTCCACTTTTTACCACACTCGCATCTCTAACTCCCTCTTGCCTTTGACTACATCTCCAGAATCCAGCAACGGAAAGTGTGGACAAATAGACACAGTTCATATCCGCACGAGCAAGTCTCGTGTTATCAGCGCATTCGCAAGGAGCAACGAATCGAAAGAGATGATGGAAACGCCCACAAGTCTGGTGATCGTGCGCTGTAGCGGCTGTGGAGCGCATTGAGAGGCATTCTAGGCGCAGATTGGCACTGCCGGCAGCCTGGCACACTCCTCAACGTCCAAGTCTTGGCGGTGAGCACGGCGCAGCAGACAGGTCAATAGACTCCTGCCTGTGCTGTATCCTCAATGCCTGCTGTTGGTTGGCTTGCAGAAGAACCAGGGTAGCCCCTCGGAGGCAGCAGCGTCTTGAAGCCGGGGCTATTGCTCCTAGCCGAAGCGCCCGATTTGAACCGGGGTCAATTTTCAGAAGGAGTCCCATTGACATTCGGCCACAGTGGGCCTACTATTCGGCCACAATGAAGAAACTGAACAAGGGAGAGGAGACGGTAGTTGAGCGTGTACGGGTGCCTTTAAGCCTGAAGGTTCAGATTTCGGACGATTGTGGGCGCAGGGGAATGAAAAGGCCGGTGTGGTTGAGAGAGGCTATCAGAAGATTTCTGAGGGGATAGGAGGCATGATGGACGGACTCTCGGCAATCGGGTACGTGACGTTGTGCGTTCTTTGCCTTGCGGGGCTGATGTTCATGGGATACTGTGCTTTCGTGGGGGCCAGTGAGTTGAGGCGCAGGCAGGAGATTGGCCGGAAAGCGGTGGAACGCGTGGAGTCCATGATTCCGTGAGCGCGAAGCGGATTACCAGGGGCGCGGACCACAAGACCCGCGATAAGGTCGAGGAAATGGAAATCCAGTTCCTGGCCCACTACCACCTGGCCGACTCAGATACCAAGGGCCAGAAGCTCGAATCGGCACTCAAGGCGGGGTTTGGAGAGAAACGCGCCGTCGAGATGGCCGAGCGGATTCTGGAGAAATATGGTGACTTGTCGTTCAAGACCTCGCTCAATGCCTTTGGGGTGACCAAACCGTTCCTGGCGATGAAGATTCGCCGCATCCTGGACATGAACCCCGAAGAATCCGCCAAAGACATCCTGGCGGCTGCAAGACTTGGACTCATCGGCCTCGGTGAATCCACCGACCAGCCGCAGCAAAACGTGTTCAATGCCCCGGTGATGATGATTCAAGGCCTTACCGCCTCGAAACTCAATGCCCTTCGGAAAGCCCTTCCCCAACCTACACCGGCTCAACTGGAGCGCGAAAGCGAACAGCGGGCCGAATACCGCCTGAGCCTGATGAAGCAGAAGAAGTATCTTCCCAGGGTGGATGGGCGTAAAGTCAGGATGTGCGAGCGGTGGAACATCGGGCGCGGGAAACCCTGCACTTGCGGAATGCACTTGAAGCCGGAGACACCTGATGACCCAGCGATACCAGATTTCAACCAACACGATGATTGCCCACCTCCAGAAGCTGGAACTGAAGCACGGTGACGTGCTGGTCGCCAAGGATTGGGAAACCCTGGACTTTCTTTCCAAGGTGAGGGTACCGGGAATTGATGGGGTCATCCCGCTGGTCTATGCGCCTTCGGGCATCGAGAAGCTGAACCGCCAGGACTTGCTCAATCTCTTGGAACAGCTTGACCAGCAGCACGGCCCGATTCATGGCTCTGGAGAACCAACATCCGTCCCCCTGTAAAACAGAAGGAAATCCACTTCCAGTTCGCCTCGGAGACGCAAGAGAGGTACGTGTGGAACACCAAGCGGGAAAGCATGTTCGATGGCGGGGTGGGAAACGGAAAGACTACTGGTGGTCTTATCCGTCTGCTGATCTTGGCGCGAGAGTTTCCTGGGTCAAGGTGGGTGGTGGCCCGCCAGACCTACAAGACCCTGATGAACACGACGCGCAAGACCTTCGACAAGATTTGTCCCCCTCAATGGGTCAAGCGCGACGTAAAAGAACAGATGGTCCTTCAGAATGATTCCGAAATCCTCTGGCTCCATCTCGATGAAATGAGCGAGTCGGACCTGCGGTCCCTCGAAATCAACGGAGCCTTCATCTCCCAGGCCGAGGAAATCGCGCCAGAGATGTGGGAGTTCATTGACTCGCGCGTGGGCCGCTGGTCCCACAAGGAATGGGAATATCCCTGCCCGGCCTATACCTGGGGGGAATGCAATCCCAACGGCCACGACTGGATTTACTTCCGGTTCCATCCCGAAGTCATAGGCCAGGAGCACGAAACCAGAGCCTACTTCTTCGGCGCGACTTCCATCAACAAGCGGATGCTCGATATGTTTTCCCCCGGCTACTACGACATGCTGATGCGCAAGCCGGAAAGCTGGAAACGGAGATGGGTCTACGGCTCCCGGGATATCTTCGAGGGCGCGATTCATCCCGACTTCAAACGAGAGGTGCACGTCTATGACGCCGACCGATTCGACCCCTTCGACTCATGCGACATCAAGTCCTGCTGGGGATGGTTCGATTACGGTCTGTCTGCTCCCACCTGCCTGCTTTTGTCCGCCTCGACATCTAACAATTTCCATTTCATCACTCACGAGTATTACGAACGATCAACTCCAGGAAGAACTATCAAGATTTCTGACCACGCTTCAGCAATTCAAAAGCTCATGCGGAACAACCGTTATTCTGTTCGCGGAATATACGCCGACCCTTCCATCTTCAAAGAGGACACCCGGGACAGACGCATCGGAAACACATCCGTAGCCCAGGAGTACCGTCAGTCAGGACTCTACCTCCAGCGGGCCGACAACAACGAAGTCACCAGCGTCAGCAACCTTCAGGAACTGTTCTATGTTGACCCAAACTTGCCGAACCCGGTGACCCGCGAGAAAGGCTCTCCGCGGCTGTTCATTTCATCTCGTTGCGAGAACCTGATTGAGCAGATTCAGCTTCAGCGCCACGCCGAAACACGGAACCAGTTGACCGGAGAAAAGGAATTCTGCGAGGAACGGGCCGAAGGGATTCCCGACCACGCCTACGACCCACTGCGTTATTTCGCCAATTCCTCGGTGTGGCAGGCACCCAAGTACCGGAATCAGCCGAATGTTCCCCAGTACAGAACAACCCCGGTGACAGAGAAGCCGGTCAAGGGATACAATCGGCCAGGACAGATTCCCCGGAGAGACAGCACATGGAGGGAGTTGCCGAAGATGCCGGAAATCAACCGCGTATGAAGCCAAGAATCTTCCGGTGGAATCGCGTGGCATCGCAACCTCTGTGGTGCATTGACTGGGGAAAGGGATATATTCAGGTAGCAGGACGGTTTGATTTCGCTCTCAGGCTTCTGGGGAGGATTCGTGAAAAAGCGCAAAAAGAAATCTGAGGAAGCAAAGAAGTTCCCCAATGAATGGTTCTACAACATCCGCACGAAAGTACTTCCCTTGCAAGGTCCGAACGGCGATGATGTGACCGTGACTCACATCCCGGCGGTTGGAGGTAAAATACCACAACTGCAAAAACTAGGGCAGTCCGGTCCGTCAGAGGAGATGGTCCGTCAGAAGATTGCGATGGAGAAAATACGTGGCCACTAACTTCGTCGCTACGTTCGGGATGCCGTCTGGTCCGCCCACGGCCACATCTCCCGATACCGGACCACCCGCCCGTGATTCCGATGAAGGCGCGACCCATTCCGACGACTCCAACCAGGCAAAACGAAGGGTAGGGAACTTAACGGACGCCGAAATCGTTTCCCAGATCGAGCGATACCGCAACGAAGCCTTCATGCGAGAGTACATCATCCGCAACACCTGGCTCGACACCTACGGCCAATATCGAAACAAGCAGGACTTCGATGACAAGGCTCCCTGGCAGTCCAGAATCACCTTCGCCAAGGCTCACTCCGCCGTCAAGACTTTCGTGGCCCAGGTCATGCGCCTGCTCATGCAGAGCGAACAGTGGGTCACTGTAGAGCCGGGAGAAATCAACCCCAAGGTGGACTTGAAGAAAACCGCCCCACTCGTTGAAAAGGTGGTTCTGAGGTTGCTCGACAATTCCCATTTTCGCTCGCAGTTCCGTGACGCCTTGGAATTCGCGGCTGTCTGTGGAATGGGAGTGCTCAAAATCGGATGGAACTACGAGAAAAAAGTGGACCTCTCGGTGGGCGGAGACGATACCGGGCCGCTCCTGGTCCAGAAGAAACGCAAGGAAGGGCAGCTTTATGTCCAGTCCATTGACCCGTTTCATATGTGGTATGGGCCGCGCACGCGGGATAACAACCGCTTTGATTTCCTCATTGAAGAAACTCTGGTGGACGTTGACGAACTCAAGGCCCAGAAGGGACTCGACAACACCTCCGAGCTTGAGCATGTGGACCGTATCACCGACCAGATGTACTTCGCTGACCAGATATATACCCGCGACTTCGCCCGTTATGACAAGCGCCTTATTCCCGCCGAGCATTACCGTAAGCAAGCCCTTCTGTGGGAGTACTGGGGCGACATCGTTGACGTTCACAAGCAGACGGTAGTGGATGCCAACGTCCACATCCTGATTGCCAACCGCACCACCATCATCAAGTACGAGAAGAATCCCTATTGGGATATGCTGCCTCCCTACATCATCTTCTCGCCTCTTTTGGTTGCAGGACGTTTCCCCGGCCAGGGGCTTCTGGAAATGAACATGAGCATCAAGGACGGGATTGACCGTCTCGCCCAGATGCAGGAGGACCACCTGAAGTTCTCGGTTGTTCCCATGATGGAGGTGGAAGCCAGTGCGCTCGAAAACCCCGAAGGTGATATGCAGACTGGAGTGCAACCGGGGAAAGTTTTCTACAAACGGGCAGGCTCTGGAGCGCAATCTGTTGCCGGAATTCAGTTTCCTCAACTCGGAAATAGTTCATTTAACTTTCAGATGGAGATGTCCAAGGAATATCAGCGCGGTACTTTCATTACTGAACAGACTCAGGGACTACTCGACGTAAAGGGCGAAACGACAGCCACGGAAGTACAGCAGACGCAGCTTCAATCCTCACTCTCCATCGCGGACATCGCCCAGACCGTCGAGGATTCCTGCCTGAACTTCGTGGCCGAGAAGGTCTGGTCAAGAGCCTTCCAGTTCATTGACGCGACTTCCAAGCCCACTTGGTCAGAATTGCTTGGCCCTGAAATCGGCGGCTTCCTCGATGCCCTGCCGATTCAGCAGAGGATTCCGCTCATCTGGGGACGCTACAACTTCAAGGCCCGTGGACTTTCCCGTTCCATCGAGCGTCAGCAGAACCTTTCCAAGTACCAGCAGTTTATGATGAACATGGCGCAGTTCGGACCCCAAGCTCTGACTATGCTGGGAATCAACGTCCCTGCGTTCTTCCGCCGCATGTTCGACGCCTATCACTTCCCGGACCCATCCGAACTCGTTTCCGAACAGGCCGAGGAGATGCAGGAGCAACAAAGACAAGCCATGCTCGCCCAGCAGAATCCTTTCCTTCAGGCTCAGGCGCAGGCCCACGGCCAGATTGCCGCGAGCCGAGATGCCAGCGACCAGCAGACTTTGCAGAAGCTGTTTGACGCCGCCATGAGCATAGGGCAGCCTCCGAACCGTCCGGGGAATACACAATGAAGCACGGTGAGCAATTGACTGGATACGTCAACGAGATATTCAAAGGCGAGCCTCTGATTCTTGTGGAAACAGGCTGTCTCAGGCGAGATGGTCCAGAACACGAAGAAGCCGATGGGTGGAGCACGCTCTACTTCGCCCGATGGATTAAGGAACACCCAGAATCCAAGTTCTTCTCCGCAGACAATGACATTGAGCACATCCACATAGCCTTGAACAAACTGGAGAGTGAAGGAATCAAATCCCCATTCCCGATGTTCTACTTCGGTGAGTCCGTGGAATTTCTGAATTCCATAGGCCATATTGACTTCGCCTATCTTGACTCCTGTGACGGATGGGAGCACGGTCTTGCGGAGTTCCAGGCTGCGGAATCAAAGGGCGCAAAGCTCATCGTGATGGACGATTACATCTCCAAGGTAGTGACCGCAGCGGAATACGCCGCTTCCCACGGGTGGGACGTGAAGCAGGAAGGAAGATTCACGGTGATGCGCCGTGTATGACCTGGCCATCGCCACGACCACTTACTTCCAGTCCTATGGGTATGTGTCCAATGTTCAACATAGGCTTCAATGCTGGACATGGTTCTGCGATTCCATCATCGAGACGTACCGAGATGGCAGGAAAATCATCCTGGTGGTTTCCGATGACGGCAGCCCCGGAACGCCTCCAAAACGATTCTTCCCGTTCGATACCGAATTCTTCTACCACCGTGAGCACCGTGGGATTCCTTTCAACTTCCCCTGGACCGTTCAGCACGCCTCGCAATATGCCCCGTGGGTACTAAACGTGGATTCAGACGGATACTTCCATCCAGAATGGTTGCGCTGGCTGTTCGATGCCATGAAGTATTGGCCTGAAGAAACTGCCTTCAATCTGTTCAACAGCCCGCGCCAAACAGAAGTCATCGAAGAACTGGACGGCTGTCTCATCAAGGGCAGTTCCCAGGAGCATGGCAGGGTATTCAGGAGCCAAGACTTGAACGACTGTGCGAACTGGACTTCTGAGGAATGGGCCATCCGCCACATCCCCAC